GCCTTTACCTGTTCTGTGGGCATCGCCTGGCATCTGATATCGAAATCATGATGCGTGAACGCTTTAATGTGCTGAACCACATTATCTGGGCGAAGCCGTCCGGACGCTGGAACGGATGCAACAAGGAAAGCCTGCGGGCGTATTTCCCGGCAACAGAGCGCATTCTGTTTGCTGAACATTATCAGGGGCCATACCAGCCCAAAAATGACGGCTATGCGGCAAAGGGGCGCGAGCTTAAACAGTGCGTCATGGCCCCGCTGATTTCTTACTTTCGTGATGCGCGAGAATCTCTGGGAATAACATCAAAACAGATAGCGGAAGCCACCGGAAAGAAAAACATGGCGTCACACTGGTTTGGTGCCAGTCAGTGGCAGTTGCCGAACGAGGCTGATTACAAAAAACTTCAGGCGCTGTTCGCGCGTGTTGCAGCAGAAAAACACCAGCGCGGGGAGCTGGAAAAGCCGCACCACCAGCTGGTCAGCACATACAGTGAACTGAACCGGCAATATGCCAGCCTGCAGGAGGAGTATAAATCCCTGCGGCGTTATTTTTCCGTATCAGCTGCTGTTCCGTATACGGATGTCTGGACGCACAAGCCTGTGCAGTATTATCCAGGCAAACATCCCTGTGAAAAACCGGCAGATATGTTGCGTCAGATAATTACTGCCAGCAGTCGCCCCGGTGATTTGGTCGCTGATTTTTTTATGGGGTCTGGCTCAACAATAAAAGCAGCACTTTCACTGGGACGTCGCGCAATTGGCGTGGAACTGGAAGAAGAGAGATTTAATCAGACTGTAACTGAAATAAAAAATAATCGTTAAATATGCATTTAATAATTTCTTTATTTCATAAAAAATAAAAATATATACGTATATTTACAAATCTTGATATGATTTTCCATTGAAAAGAGAGCTGGCATTATTAATATCGGTACCCGGTTCCGAAGGGGATGTAAGCGCGGTCATTTTTATTTCTCTTGAGGAACCTGTGCCGACTTAGCTCAGCAGGCAGAGCAACTGACTTGTAATCAGTAGGTCACCAGTTCGATTCCGGTAGTCGGCACCATATGCGGGTATCGTATAATGGCTATTACCTCAGCCTTCCAAGCTGATGATGCGGGTTCGATTCCCGCTACCCGCTCCAGAGAAACAAGCCTTATTGTATCGTTGCACTGGCGTATTTTTTATTGCGTGGGAGCAGGTTGTTTTTAAAAGGCATTCTGTTTTCTGGCTGTGATTTGAGGTCGGTTATAGCCACAGTGCTGTTTTTTACACCACTGGAATGGTGCATTATCGGTGGAAATTGAGCATTTCCTGACAGGGGCCGATGATGCACTATCCCGGTGTTGTAAATAACACTACAGAGGTGTTCCTCAGTGCGAGGGTGGTTTATGTAACTGTTTAGCGGGAAACCACAGTATTCATGGAGAGATGGATACTTCGGGGGGCACCCGACACCTCTGTTTTTCTACTACAAAAATGATTCATCTCTGGCATTTTTCAACCGCCGTTCCGGGCGGTTTTTTTTATTCTGAACTCAGAAAAGAATACACGGGCATTGATATTACCCGTGTGGCAAGGCCATGAAAGCCAATAATGAACTGAGCGCAAAAAAAGCGCGGCTGTCGGATTAACGCCGCGGGACAAAGTCCGTGAAGAAGAATAAGCATCAGTCTCCTCCAGGAGACGATTTGATATTACTAAGCTTTAAAAATGGTTTAAACCCCCGGATTAACCTTAATTTCAGATAAGCTTTATTTCATTTTCTCCGAGCCACGTCAGGCGCATATCACATCAGATAACACCACATAAAAGGTATCTGCGGGTGCCTTTCACGGGGTGTTTTTTTACGGGCCGCTGGTGGCCCTTTTTTATTTACAGGAGAAAAAGTATGTCTGAACCCTTATCCGGTTCCGGCACGGCTGCAGCGCTCGGCGGGGCGACGGTGTACGGGCTGTTTACCGGAACGGATTTCGGGATTGTGTTTGGTGCCTTTGCCGGGGCGTTATTTGTGGCAACGATGCCGCAGGCGCTTTCAGCCTGGCGTGTGGCGGCACATTTTCTGGTGTCGTTCATTGTTGGTGTGCTGGGGGCAGAAGTTCTGGCATCCTGGCTGGTAAAGCATACAGAGTTTGACGGTGCACCTGTCGACGCATTGTGTGCAGTACTGGTGTCAGTGGTGTCGGTGAAGATTCTCTCGTTCATCCACCAGCAGGATATTGCATCACTGGTGTCCGGTGTGTTCTCCCGCCTGCGGGGTGGAGGAGGCGGCAATGTTAAGTAACCTTCCCGGATTGCTGAATGTGGCGTTATGCACGGTTATCGTGCTGACGCTCTTTTTTTATCGTCGCCGTGATTCCAGACATAAACCGCTGGTGTCATGGCTGGCCTGGCTGCTGATGCTGCTGTATGCCTTTGCGCCCCTCAGCTATCTGTGTGGTCGCCCGTTAGCAACGGGCTGGCTGGAAGTGTTTTTTAATCTGCTGTTCTGCGTGCTGGTGATACGCGCACGCGGGAACGTCACAAAAATCTTTCCATTGTTGAGGTGAATATGCCGGGTAAATTCAGATTCAGCCGTCGCAGTGAAAAAAATCTGGAGGGTGTCAAACCTCAGCTGGTTGCTGTAGTTCGCCGTGCGCTGGAGCTGACGGAGGTTGATTTCGGTATTACGGAAGGCCTGCGCAGTAAGTATCGCCAGAAACAGCTGGTTGCGGAAGGGAAAAGCCAGACCATGAACAGCCGCCACCTGACCGGTGATGCGGTGGATGTTGTGGCCTACATCGGCAGCCAGGTGTCATGGGAGTGGCCTCTGTACGAGAAAATCGCACAGGCATTTAAGCAGGCTGCCGCAGAGCTGGGGATCGCTATCGAATGGGGCGGGGACTGGAAAACGCTGAAAGACGGACCTCACTTTCAGCTGAAGCGATAAGTAAAACAAAACCCCGGCTGGGGGAACAGTCCGGGGTTTTTAGTTTTCACGTCAAAGGGGAAATTGTGATTAGTGAGTACGGAGAAAATCCTCGTGGGAAAGTATAAAAGATTCTTTTTGAGGTTGTCCATTATGAAAGGTATTGAAATGGAAACTCCCGCGAGCCTTGATTTGACAAGGGCTGCGGCCTTTGCAATTCGCCTTGTGGCGGTCGCTGTTCTGATTTGGGCTGTGCGTTGGTGGTGATATGGCGCGAAAACACTGGACACACAGAATGCCGCGAACGGCGGTGAAACGGGCACTGGTAGCGATACTGGTGCCTTTTTTATTGGTGGGGTGCGTCAGCCTGGATAAGGCGCGCCAGCTTTTCGATACCGCGTCTCAGGTCTGTGAAATTGTCGACGGTGTTCGGCAGTGTCTGCAGAACTGATCGCCTGTAAGAGCAGAATATTTTGCTGAAAAATGAAGGATGCGCCAGCGTCCGGTAAGCATGAAATTCTGTGTTTGTGGCTACTCAATAAAATAAATTCTTTCTGTCGCCGCGAATACTCAAATGTTGATCAGTGCCCGGTGCGGCGACGGGCTTCGATATCAGGAGACGATGATGGAAAAAACAGAAAACAAACCGATTGTAATTGGTGCTGATGCTGCTCCGTTTAAGTTTGAGTTGTCTCAACTGGTGGAGATGCGTATCAGTGATGAATGGGGTGAGGTTAAAGCCCGCGCGCAGTATGCGGATGGCGAAAACCAGTACTTGATCCACTACAAAGCAGCTGATGGTCGCGCCACGACGGAGTGGTTTGGTGAGTCAATGCTGGAAGCAACAGAAGATGATCGTCATCCGGGTTGTCCGGTATTTGCCGGTATGAAATTACCGGAAGGTGCAGTTGAACTGCAGCCGGGTGAGGTGTTCGTAATGACAGACATCATTGATGGTAAACCGCAGTATTCGCGTATTGAAATGAATAGTAAGAGTGCTCGCCTGATTCGTGAGTAACAGGCATTACAGCAGCCCTTCACTCTAAGGGGTTGCTGTAATGTGAGAAATAAAAAACCGGTCACAGGGAGCAGCTACACAGAAGCGGCCGGCGAAGACCGCCAATACCACCCATGCATTGATGCAACATACTAATGACAATAGCCGCTATTGATGTAAATGCAATGTTATGCATCGACGAAAATAAAAAACCGGCAGGGGAAATCCATTGAAGATTTGCCGGTGGCAAAAGAGGGCCATGTTTTTAACCTTAGTCGCAGAGTTACGGAGTGCAACTACGAATGCTGCCGGTATATGGCTGAATGGCGTTTCAATGATGTACGTCATCTTATCTGTAAATGTTAATGACAAACGCTCTCATTTGTGCGGGTCCTTCCGGTGGGGTGGCCTGCCACGGGGCGGGAGCGTCGCGGAAAAAGGCTAGTTTTTGCATTTCCATGGCGGCGGCAGCATGTTTGGTAATTTATTGATAATTAAAAGTTATTTCTCTTTTCACCTGTACAATATTTTTTTCTCCCTGTCATTAGACCAGTTTGCAATTAATTGAAATATATAAATAAACCTGATTTTCACCTGCCAGATGGAGTTGCTTATGTCAAATGTGAGCGGGATCGGTGATGCTTATTACTGGAGTGTTTTTAAAATCGCCGAGGCCTTTGGGCTTCACCGGGACACAGTAAAAAAACGGCTCCTCGCGGCCAACACTCCTGTGGCTGCGACTGTCAGGGGGAACCCCGTTTACGCCCTGCAGCATGTCGGGCCTGCCCTGTTTAGTGTGAAGCATGAGGCAGCAGACTCTGTTCATGATCCATCCCGTATGGAGCCGAAAGAGAGAAAGGACTGGTACCAGTCTGAAAATGAAAGGATCAAGCTGGAAAAGGAGCAGCGAAAACTCATCCCCGTTGATGAAGTAGTCATCGTCTATTCGTCCATGAGAAAGGCTGTCGTCCAGGTTCTGGAGACAATTCCGGATGTTCTTGAACGCGATTGCGCCCTGACTCCTCAGGCCGTCGGCGTTGTACAGCAGGCCATTGATGACCTGCGATACACTCTTCAGGAAAAATCCTACGAGGCTTGTGCTGCTGAAATAATTCCTGATGAGGAAGGAGAGAGTCTCTAGGAGGAATAATGGGTTTTTCATCAGCCCGAAATTTGGGAAGGGACATATCGGCAGGATTTTCCCCACCACGTCGCATGCCGATTTCGGAGGCTGTTAAAAAATTCATGCGTGTTCCCAAGGGGGCTGGTAACTCGGTGCCATGGGATCCTGAACTGACACCCTACATCATTGAGCCCATGAACTGCCTGGCATCGCGTGAATACGATGCGGTGATTTTTGTTGGTCCTGCGCGAACAGGGAAGACCATTGGTCTGATCGATGGATGGATTGTCTATACCATCGTTTGCGATCCTTCGGACATGCTCGTTGTGCAGATGACCGAAGATAAGGCCCGCGAGCATTCTAAAAAGCGCCTCGACAGAACGTTCAGAAGCAGTGCGGCGGTAAAGAAAAGAATGAGTCCACGTCGTAACGACAATAATGTCCATGATAAGACGTTCAGGGATGGCTCGTTCCTTAAAATTGGTTGGCCCTCGGTCAACATTATGTCGTCGTCGGATTACCGGTTTGTCGCCTTAACCGATTACGACCGTTTTCCGGAGAATATCGACAGCGAGGGTGATGGTTTCTCCCTGGCCTCAAAACGTACCACCACATTTATGTCCGCCGGGATGACTCTGGTGGAGAGCTCGCCGGGACGTGACATCTGCGACAGCAAATGGCGACGTAAGTCGCCTCATGAAGCGCCACCGACGACTGGTATTCTTTCCCTTTACAATCGTGGTGACCGCCGCCGCTGGTACTGGCCATGTCCGCACTGCGGTGAATATTTTCAGCCAGCCATGGATGCCATGACCGGCTACCGTAATGAACCGGATCCCTTTAAAGCCAGGTAAGCGACTCGTCAGAACCGTATTGATATTTACTGAGAGCTCAGATCAACTTTCCAGGGCAACAGATCGCGTACCCGGTTTGCCGGCCAGTCCTGGATATGTTCAATGACGTAACGCAGCCACTTTTCTGGCTCCACATTGTTCAGACGGCATGTGCCGATCAGCGAGTACAACACCGCCGCATGTTCACCACCGCTGTCGGAACCCGCGAACATCCAGTTTTTCCGGCCTACGGCCACTCCCCGTAAGGCGTTCTCTGCGATGTTGTTGTCGATTTCCACCCAGCCATTACTGCAGTACACGTTCAGTGCATCCCACTGTTTCAGCAGGTATGCGAACGCTTTTGCCGTATCTGAGTGACGCGACAGTGTTTTCATCTGTTGCTGTATCCAGTCATACAGTGACTGCATCAGTGGCGCGGCTCTGGCTTTTCTTGCCGCCAGACGCTGTTCTGCTGAACAGCACCGGACCTCTGCCTCGATGGCATACAGTTCACCGATACGCTGCAGGGCTTCCGTGGTGATGTAGGTGGGCGCTC